GGTATAAACTGGCTTGACACAGTGGACGTTTAATGTATAACTGTCTATTCAAACTAAGATAAAAAAGGTAGAAAAACTATGAGTACACAACTAACAGTAGCAAATGAATCAGGGGTATCCCTAGCAGAGATGATGGGAGTAGCTAGTACAGGTAACTCCTCTGCTAAGTCATCTCTAGCACGACTAACACAGGTACACCAGCCAACTATGGGGCTGATGGAGGTAGCTGGCAAGAACATCAAGACAGAGGTAATGCCTGTAGGCGTCTACAAGCTTACCTTAGATGAGGACACGGCTATCTACACAGAGAACCCTAAGATCCGCATCTTCGCTATACGTCAGCAGTGGACGCAGTTTGACAGTGAGCTAAACGCCATGAACAAGACAGTAATGGTTACTGATCTTAAGGGTGACTTCAAGGACACCAAGGGTGGCTTTAACTTAGGTCGTCCAGGCTACATCAAAGATTGGGATGCAGCATCAGAGGCTGTAAAGAACCTTATACGTTCTATTAGTCGCACTATGGTTGTCTTTGGTTTCATCACTCTTGATGATGCTACAGATGAAGAAGGTAAGCGTATCACAGGTGACTACGTTGATATGCCATTCGTTACAGACATTAAGAATAAGCTTAGCGTCAAAGCATTGAATGGTTTTATCTCTACTACAGCACGTAAGAACAAGCTTCCTATTCAGTTTAACGTAGCACTAGGCGCAGGTATCCATGACTTACCTAACGGCAATCAGTACGCTTCCTATACGTTCAACTCACCTGACTTCGTAGATGTACAAGAGGGTGATAATGAAGTACTCAAAGAGTTCTTGGAGTTTGTAGAAGTTACTAATACTGGCATCCTATCTAAGTGGGATGAGAACAATAGGCAAGACATAGAGGATGATGAAAAGGAGATCGTTGCGTCTATCGTTGATGTGGAGGACTTTTAATGATGGATCACCCTGCTGAGCTATCCCTTCACACCTACATGAACTCTGTTCTTGCTGGTAAAAAGGGTATGGATCAAAGCATAATTGATAAGGTTGTGTCTGACGTTGGAGACGCTATGAATAAGCAATTCAACGGTGGTCCAAGGGGTGACTTTAGACTAAGGATGTCCAACATTGGGCGTCCTACTTGCCAGCTTTGGTTTGATAAGAATGAGCCAGAGCATAAGGAAGCTTTCCCACCCCGCTTCTTAATGATGATGATGATTGGTGACATTGTAGAGGCTGCTTTTAAAGGCATACTACGTGGCGCTGGTGTTGACTTTGAAGACAATGCAAAGGTTACGCTTGACTTAGATGGGCGTAAGATCAATGGCGAGTACGACATGAAGCTAGACGGTAAGGTAGATGACGTTAAGTCTGCCTCTCCTTGGTCTTATGAGAATAAGTTCTCTAGCTTTGAAGCTCTCAACTCTGGTGATGGGTTTGGCTACATACCACAGCTTGTAGGCTATGCAGAAGCAGAAGACGCTCCTGTAGGTGGCTGGTGGGTAATCAACAAAGTCAATGGAGACTTCAAGTATGTCTCTGCTGCTAACGTAGATAAAGATAAAGTCTTAGGTGAGATGAAGGATACAGTATCTTACATTGATGAAGACAAACCTTTTAAGCGTTGCTTTGAATCAGAGCCTGAGACATTCCGTACTAAACTTACTGGTAATATAAAGCTTAGTAAGATGTGTGGCTTCTGTGACTACAAGAAGCGTTGCTGGCCTGAGTTACAGACTCTTCCCTCTGTAATGTCTAAAGCAAAAGCACCTCCAATGGTAGACTATATACACGTTGAAGTTCCACAATAAAGGTAAATACCGCAGCGGCTTAGAGAAGAACATCGCTGCGGTACTCAAAGACTGTCAAAAGAAAGTCAGGTATGAGTCACTAAAGATTGAGTGGGAAGACTTAAGATATAGAACTTACACACCAGACTTCGTATTAGACAACGGCATCATAATAGAGAGCAAAGGTATGTTTGATAGTGAAGACAGGCGCAAACACTTAGAGATACAGAAGCAACACCCAGAGCTAGACATACGTTTTGTATTCAGCAATGCTAAAGGTAAGCTATACAAAGGTGCTAAGTCTAGGTACTTTGAGTGGTGCGACAAGAACGGATTCAAGTGGGCCAATCGTGTCATACCTGAGTCCTGGTTAAAAGAAAGAGGCAAGCCTATCAGGTTAGATAGGATATCCCTTAAAGGAAAGAGGAGAACCTAATGGGTAATAAACCAAAGACAGACCTAGCCCCTGGTGAGATGGCACTAATCATACGTGCTATTAACTGGGAAGACGGAGATGATTGGCAAGGTGAGATAAACACCTCTATGATTGTACATCCAGAGGGTGACGTACCAAAGAGGATCAAAGCTCACATGCTAGACGTAGTAACTATGATGTCTGCGTTTCTATCTGTAGCAGAAGAGTTTCCCGAAGTGTATGAAATAGTAGAAGAGCGTAGAAATGAGCTTATGGGTATTGACATGGAAGAGATGTTACCTGATAAGAGTGTAAGCGTGACTAAAGTAGGTAACGTTTACACAATAGATAAGTGGACTAAGACAGAAGGAAACTGCTAGTATGAATAAACCAGAAGAGGAAGATACCTACGATCCTGTAAACCGCCCAGCGCACTACAACTTAGGTGGTGTAGAGTGTATTGACTACATCAAGCAGGTACTAGGTAAGGAAGGTTTTATAGCATACTGTCAAGGTAATATGATTAAGTATCAACACAGGTACAGGTACAAGAATAAACCAGTAGAAGATATGCAAAAGGCACAATACTACTTAAATAGAATGCTAGAAACTATGAGCGAGGTACATAGATGATCCACGACACAGACACACCTAGAGGTTTTACTACAGACCCTATGGACTACTCTTACTGGGTGGAAGGCAAGATTATAACTGAAGGAGAAGTACGCTTAGTAGAGAATACACTTGGTCTTGTAGGTGAGGCAGGAGAAGTTGCTGAAAAGATTAAAAAGTACTTGCGTGACAACACAAAAGTAGATAAACAAGACATAGTATCAGAGCTAGGGGATGTTGTTTTCTATGCTACTGCTTTAGCTAACTTCTTCTATAGCAACCTTAATGATGTTATGGAGACTAATATGGCTAAGCTAAATGATCGTGAAGAACGCGGTGTCATTAAAGGCAGCGGAGATAAAAGGTAATACTATGAAGTTCCATGTAAGTGTAACAATTAAGGTTGATCCAGAGGAAAACTTTCTGCCCATTGACGGGTCAAATGAAGGTGCAGTTGCAGATGTAATACGAGCCTTGCTATATGATGTAGATGGCTTAATCGTAGAAAATATAGAGGTCAAAGAGAAATGAATAACTACCTACCAACAGACTACCAATCGTTTATCCACAAGTCACGTTACGCCAAGTATTACGAAGGTGATGGGCGTGAGTCTTGGGATGATACAGTAACACGCTTCTCTGTGAACGTGATCCGTGATCTTGTAGATCAAAACACTAAGTATAAACTAGAGCAAGCTATACTTGGCCTAGAAGTAATGCCTTCTATGCGTAGCCTAATGACTGCTGGTCCTGCTGCTGATCGTGACAACACCTGTATGTATAACTGTAGCTACCTAGCCGTAGATGACCTTAAAAGCTTCGATGAGGCTATGTTTATCCTCCTCTGTGGCACTGGCGTGGGTTTCAGTGTAGAGAGGCAGTCCGTCAGTAAGCTCCCAGATGTGCCTCAACTCTTCCAGAGCGAGACTAATATCGTCGTCAGGGATAGTAAGGAGGGGTGGGCTAAATCTTTGCGTCAATTAATTGCACTCCTGTATAGTGGTGAGATCCCAACGTGGGACGTTTCTAAAGTACGCCCAGCAGGTGCCCCGCTTAAGACGTTTGGTGGTAGAGCTAGTGGCCCAGCGCCATTAGTAGACCTATTCAACTTTGTTATCAAGACCTTTAAGGATGCACAAGAGCGAAGGCTATCATCTATTGAGTGCCACGACATCATGTGCAAGATTGGTGAGGTAGTTGTAGTAGGCGGTGTTCGGCGTAGTGCTATGATTTCATTGAGTAATTTATCTGATGACCGTATGCGTCACGCTAAGTCAGGCTCTTGGTGGGATAACAACCCGCAACGAGCCTTGGCTAACAACTCTGTAAGCTACACTGAGAAGCCTGACAGTCTGTCATTCATGCGTGAATGGATGGCTCTAGTTGAGTCAGGCTCAGGTGAACGTGGTATCTTTAATCGCCAGGCATCTAAGAAACAAGCAGCTAAAAACGGTAGACGTGAGACTGATCATGAGTTCGGAACCAATCCGTGCAGCGAGATAATTTTAAGACCGTTGCAATTTTGCAACTTAACGGAAGTAGTTGTACGTGCAACTGACACTATTGACACATTATCAGAGAAGGTACGCTTAGCTACCATACTTGGTACTATACAATCAACCTTTACTAAGTTCCCCTACCTACGTAAGCAGTGGAAGAACAACACAGAAGAAGAGCGTCTACTAGGCGTGTCACTTACAGGTGTTATGGATAACCCATTAATGACATTGAAGAATAAAGGATTGGAGAAGACCCTTGCCCACCTTAAAGGAATTGCTGTGGACACTAATAGTGAGTATGCTGATAAGCTTGGTATTCCTCGTAGCACTGCTATCAGTTGTAACAAACCCTCCGGAACCGTTTCGCAGTTGGTTGACTCCTCCAGTGGGATACACGCAAGGCACTCCCATTACTATATTAGAACTGTCAGAGGAGACAACAAAGATCCCCTAACGCAGTTTATGAAGGATCAAGGAATCCCTAGTGAGCCTGATGTATTTAAGCCAGAGCAGACTACCGTGTTTAGCTTCCCAATGAAAGCTCCAGATGGTGCAGTAGTTACTGCTGATACGCCAGCCATTGAGCAGCTTGAAATGTGGTTAGCTTACCAGCGACACTGGTGCGAACATAAGCCTAGCGTTACTATCAATGTTAAAAACTCAGAGTGGTTTGAGGTAGGTGCGTTTGTATACAAGCACTTTGATGAGATGAGTGGCGTAAGCTTCTTGCCCTTCAATGAGCATACCTATCAACAAGCTCCGTATCAGGACTGTGGTAAGAAAGACTATGAAACACTAAAGTCATTCATGCCTAAGTCTATTGATTGGTCTAAGCTCTCAGAGTATGAGAGTGAAGATAACACATCAGGTAGTCAGACATTAGCTTGCTCTGGTGACTCGTGTGAGATTGTAGACTTAGTATGAACATAGCAGTATACACAGTGGTAGGGCGGCAAGGCTGCACCTACTGCGACAAAGCTATGGATCTCATTAGGACATCAAGAGGGATAGCTAATTACTTTTCTCTTGATGATAGCAAATGGGTACTTGACTTGTTTAAAAAAGCGAGTATAACAACTGTACCCCAAGTGTGGGATGGAAAAGGTAATCACATAGGTGGTTATGAAGAACTTAGAAAACTTTTAGAAGGAGATAAAGATGATTGAGTTTCTTATGATAACGTTAGTTGGTTACGGTGTGATACTAGATGTAGTAATACCCGTAT